CACTCTTTTAAGACATCATAATGTATATTGTCCTTGTTTAAAAGTAGCCAATCTTTTAGATCGCAATTTTGCACCGCGTACCTTTTCATATTGATTAGAGTTTAATTTGTTTTGCTATTTAATACGTCTCTTATTTCAGCAGCTTTTTCGTAGTCTTCTTTTTCTATAGCCTTATCCAGGGCAACTTCCAAAGATTTGCGAGAAACTGTGTCTTCTTCAAACATAAAATCAGCTAATCTAAATATAACTCTTATATCTCCGATACTTTCTTCTCTATCCCAAAAGATAATCCAATTTCCGTAAGATATGTAGTCAAGATCTTTAGCTAACATATGTTTAAATATGCCACGGATATCTTCTTGTAGTTCTTTAATATTAGGAATTCGTTTAACGATAGAATTGTTTTCTTCAAATTCCCAATATAGGTTTATTTTTTTATGGTATGCTTTAATCTTAGACCAGCTTATGCTTTGGATTACGGCTTCAATTGCTTCTTCATAACGATCCATCTCCTGATCTGATATTTTTTTTATATATCATCAAAAATATCTAAAATAGTACATGTTTAAAATATAGAAGATTATTTCCCAATCATATACTTAATAGGTATGTTGAAACTATGTGGGTTTTTCAAAACAACAGTTTCAATAAAGCAATCGTCTCCGCTATTAATTTCAGTAGTACCTGATAGGAATATGAAACTTCCGCCATTGCTCCAAATAGGAGATGGCAAAGAATATGTATGATTAATAAAAGATCCTACATAATTGCTGCTGGTGTTAAGAGGAGTGTCTAATGTTATAGTAGAGCCTTCTATGCTAGATATTTTTGCGCGGAATAAGTTATTGCTAGCGTCCTTTAATTCAACAATATCTCCTGTGTTAAATGAATATGCGATATGCCCAATGTTTGTTCCTGTGTAAGACCAAGTAATATTAGAAGCGCCAGTACCAGCAACAGTAAATCGGGTAGTTGCATTGCTTGTTGCGTTATACGCAGTCTGGTCAGCATATTGCAGATATTTCTTATTTGTGTATATGTCGCCCGAACTATCACTACATCCACAAGTTGTTGTGTCTACCTTTTCAAATTCTGGGTAGAGTAAAATATACTTTATTCTGCCGTTCTCATATTTAGCAGATGGCGTAACAAGCGTTCCTGGGTGATATATTGTACTAGCGCCATTCTTATTAAATGCAAATAGGTGTCTGTATTTAACACCAGATGATACAGCGCTAACAGAAAAAGTTCCGCTTCCCGAGCTTGTTGTGTTAAAACTAACTGTTTGATTTATTGCAGTAGCCCCAGTGAGTGCAGCTGTAATTGCTTCTGTAAAAGTGCCAGTACTTGAAACTACATAATTCATTGTAGCAATTGGATTATTGTTTTCATCAGATAAACTATATGTACCGGTTGTACCAGTGCCTAAGTATGATACATCACTTACACTGAATGAATAGCTCTCAGATGCGAAACCATATTCAGCAATTTCAGAAATATCTAAAAGCTTTTCAGCACCAGCCTTTAAAATTAAGGTTCCTTCGCTATGTTCTTGAATTGGTATTGCTAAGGGTTCAAGATCTAAAGAAGACAGAGTTGTCACTCCTTTTACAACACTTGCTTTTTTGCATTCTGATAGTCTGAATACTAAAATAGAATAATCTGGTGGACATTTTAAAGGTGGCTTAAGTGACATTTCGAATGATATTTTTTAATTAACCACAGGACGTTCTGCGGATTTAGCTTTTATCTTGCAGGCGGTTGCCTAGAAGAGGGAGCTGCGTTCTTTACTTTTTTATTTATTTCTAGAATTTCTCTATTTTTTGCAGCTTCCGCTTCATCTAATTTATTCTTTGCATAATTAACTGCTTGCTCTTGAGTAAACGACCAGCTAGCTGGTTTTTCTTTAATCTCTTCTATATCCAAAGCTTCTTCAATTGGAATCACGGGCATTTCTTCAATTTGCTTAGGCTCAGGTATTTTAGAATATTCTGTATTAAGAGGAGCAGATGATTTAACATTCTCTTCTTTGCCTACTTCTAAATTATCAATTTGCTTTTCAGCATCGTTTGGTTTAATGTAATCAACTAGCGACTTAATAAACCCTAATGCAACCAGGGGCAAAATTCCCCCGCTAACGAAAGATAGAACCCTCTTTTGATAAACCAACTCTTCGTCCACTAAACCAAATAATTCAACCCAGCCTGCAAAATCTTGCAAATGCGTAAATGAAAAATACATATTTCCCATCATTTGCATTAATGTTAAAACAATGAATAAGCCCCATACAAGAGGCTTATTCATTTTGTCCAATATGATTAACGAAGCTAAAGAAGCTGCGGCGCCAATTTCAAAAGCAACTGCTAAGGAAATAGCTAACCATTCTGGGTTTGATAACTTAAAGAAATCTATTACGTGGATGGTAGATATAATGCTAACTATTGCATACAGTCCAATAAAAGTTAAAATAATAAACCAATGCAATATATTACTATATTTTTTGTTCATCCTATTTCTCTAGTTTTTTTATTTCGTTATCAATATCGCTTTGTCTTTGTACATCAATCATCTTACGGTCCGTAGACTGTATCATTCTCTTTTCAACTCGTAGCCCTTCAACTGTTAAATCAGTCTTTGTAATTGCTGATCCTTGCATAGAGTCTACTTTTGCTGATAGCCTATCTATTTTCTTATTAAGAGTTTTAGAATCGCTACTGCAAGATCTAAACAGTAATAATGCCAAAAACCCAACTATAATTAAATTAATATTTGTTTGAATAAATCTTTTTACAAGTTTCATATGTTAAGTTTTGGTTAAAGGTTTAGTTTAATGATACAATGTTTAAGTCTGCTTCCATTTCTAATTCCATTTCTGCAATCATTTCGTCCTCTAATTCTGAGGCAGCTCCGTTATCAATAGCGCTTTGTAGAGTTCCTAAGTCTTTTTCTATTTGATTCTTAATCTCTCTGTCGTTCTTTGCTTGGCCTAATGCGTCAAGAATTGGTCTTAGTAACCTGTAATAAGATTCAGCGTCTTTCACACCAGTACCTGTTGCCTTAGTTAAGAAGTAATAAATTGCCTCAAGCAATAGATTGTTTACTGCAAATTGTGCGTCTTTGTCAGCATGCATTTTGCTCACAATATCGCTTAATTGATTTTTGCTCTCAATGATACCCATTGCTTCAGTAAACTTCCATTCTGCTTTTGTTTCAATAAACTCAAGAATCCCTTCAGCAAAACTAACGTCTCCGTTAACTGGGTATTCTTTTGTCTCAAGCTCGGCTACAAGATTGCTTAATTTGTTTTCAAGAAATTTTACAAGTTCTTGGCGTTTTTGTAATTTGCCATCAAAATCGATTGGCTCGTTTTTAGTAACTGTTAAGTCTTTCATTGTTTTGTTGTATTGGTAATGTTTGTGTTTAATATATATAAGTGAAATTAAAATAAGCTGATAACCCAATTAATAGCTTTCCAAATACTTGGGTAAAGTATCAATAGCAGAATAAGATAGAATAAATTAAGCGTAACTTTCCAGGTTGATATGTACCTAAATATTGGATAGTAGACAACAAGGTAAGAGTCTGTGTTTGGTATTTTTTCGCCAGACACTGCAATGACTTCGCTTAGCCCAATATCGGTTATGTATTTATGACACGGTATCATTCTTTCACCCAGCTTAATTTCCAATACATCAGGTGAGTCTCCTTTGTCCGCTGGTAATGGATTAAAAACCGTGTATATGCGATTGACAAAGTCTACCTTTAGATTAAATCGTTCCCAGTCAGCGGTGCCTTTATTCTTACGTATTACACCCTTTATGTAAAAGAAATTTCTAATATCGATAAAGAGGTTTCTAAGGTTTTTAAATTTAAACATATTATGCAAGTTGATTATTATATTCTTTAATTAGTTCAGGCGAATTCTTTAATAAGTGTTCACGAACTAATTCACGCGCTTTGCGAATACGGGTTCTTACTGTATTTTGTTTCCAGCCAAGCAAGTCTGCAATCTCCTCGTATTTTTTATTTTGAATTTCACGTAGAGATAAAACTTCACGGTATACATCAGGCAACATATTGATAGTAGAGACTGCTGCGTCATGCAGGGTATCTATTATATGAGGCTCATCGCAAAAGGCGTCTGACATAACGGACTGCGATTTTGACTCCATGTTAATTCCCATTTCCTCCATACCTTCGTATGAATATGTATTTTTCTTTTTCCTAAGAAAGAGTAAAGATTCGTTGTGAGCAATTTTGTATGCCCAGGTGCTGAAATTCCAGTACGGATCATATTGGTCAATCTTGCTCCATACTTTGGCAAACGTAATGGCTACAACTTCACTACGGTCATCGTAATCGGGTATTATTTTTCTGGTTACGTAAGATATCCCTGGCAATAACCTATAGTATAGAGTGGTAAAGTCTTTCTCAGACCTGGTCTTGTAAAAGTTAAGGCCAATTTCTTGTAAACTTGTTTTAGTCTTTTTAGTTTTTGCTTCTACCTTAGTTAGTCCCATTGTTTGGATGTTTGGATTTTGTATATAGTAAATATAACTAGAAAAATTGACAATAGCAAATTTTTATGAAAAAAGTTATTAACAACTTAACTCATAAGCTGGTAATCAGCGCCTTAGTCCACTCTAAATTTAGAAAAAGAGAAATTGCCGTTAGGCAATTTCTCAAAATAACTTAAGTACCTTGGGTAAAATTAGGCTTCGCTTTCAACAAAGATTTCGTCTCTTACATCATTATGATGCATTGCGTCAGATTCAGCTGCTTTTGTTTCCTGTGTTGGAGCATCAGCGTTTCTTAGTCCGTTATTGCTTACAGTCTCGCCGCTTTCGTCAACTAGTGTTGGAAGCAATAAGAAGAACTCGGCAACCTCGTTGTACGGAAACTCACCTAAAAATTGAATAAGCTCATTAAGCTCAAACTCGGTGTACGCAAAACCATCACGGTTTACCAAGTTCATAAAAGGAAATACTAATGAGTATTTGTTTGTGTTGAGGATACGAGTAACGTGAGTTTTAAACTCAGGAGATACCATGTATTGTTTCATATCTTATTGTTTTTGTTGTTTTAATTTATATTAATGGAATTGTATTTAGTTTTCTATTCTGGTAAAAAAATATTAAAAATGGTTGCAAAATTATCAGCTATATTGTAGTTTATTGATATATCCCATTCTTTGTTTGCTATAAACTCTCTAAAATCTTCCTTGTCTGCTAGGTATCTGCGTTCTGCTTCTGCTTTGTCCATTCTATGCATCATTCTATCCCTAATAACATCATCTGCTACATCTAGGTATAAAACAGCAGTGGTGCTATCACGCAAAGGGGATGTGACAAGACTTTTACCTATTGTATCAAATAACTGCCTAATAGAAGAAGGCGTTAACACTATAACATCTGAGTTTAAATATTCATCTTTTGTTAATACATAATGCCAATTGTTAAAAGATTCAGCAATAACAAAGTCGTTACGCAATAGTATAGCATTATACTCTTCGTCTGTTATGAAATTGTAGTGTACCCCGTTAATCTCGTTGTGTCTTTGCGGCCGTGTGGTATGAAACACTCCTACCCGTTTTCCCATTTGCTTAAACCTAAATGAAAACGTAGTTTTACCTGAGCAAGATTTACCCGTTATTAAAAGTTTAGTTTTCATAAATTTATTGTTTAGCTGCCGATCTACAGATTCCAACAATTGCAGCAAAAATTAAAAAGCATTCTAAGAATGAAAAGCTCTCAAACTTAAATTTATCTAAAACAACATTTATAGCATAATAAAAAAGGAAAATTCTTAATACATACAATATTAATGCAGCAAATGCAGTGGCTACAGGATTAGAAGAAGTTTTGTCATCATCTAGCGTTTTTCTAGACTCTTGCATCTTATTTTTTAGCATTTCTATTTTTTTCTGCGGTTCTAGCATAAATATACAGGTTTTACTTTATATTCAGGTAATTGGAAGTAGTTCTTGCCCTTTTAGATATATAAATGATGTTTGGAAGATTAAATACGATTTTATGTATTAATACTAATAAAAGTATTAAAATACATCTATCGTCATTTAATAAGCTTTAATCATCATTTAAGTCATCATCTGACTTGTTAGTAGGAATTTCTTGATTATTACTAGCAATTCTTGGTTGGAAGTATGGCTTTTGATTGTCAAACTCTTTTTTAAACATAAAGAAGCCAGTATCATTCAGCTGAGGCTTTACTAAGTATTTTGGTGGTTCGTATGCATCTGTTTCGCCAGAATTAAATTCGGCAAATTTTAATGCTCTATTAGTAGTTTTCTTTGACATTTGTTTTTCCCTCTTTTCTATTTATCATTGCTATTTCTTTAGCTGCTTCTAAATCGTTCTTCTTTTTTGTAAGATCATTTTTTTCAATAGCAAGTTTAAGAAGCTTAGCATCAATTTCTAATATTTGAGCAGTGTAATCGTGCTTATCGCGGATTGCCTGCTTACGCTGCATAATAACATCATTAAGCTGAGCTATTAACGCTGAATTTTCTGTATTCTTATCGCTAGCATCTTGACTGCTGCTAACTGTCTCTACATCAGATTCTTCGTCAATTTGCTTATGTCTTTGGGTTTCCCAATCCCTAAATTTAATAAAGCTTGTTGTTTCCATTACTTGATATTTTTTTAATTTGTTGTAACTCTTTATTGTAGTTTATTATTTATATACAAATTTGTAACGTGTAGTTCTGCAATAACTGTGCCAGGATTAACACCTATGCCGCCATTCATTTTCTTTTCGTTGGCTGCAGCAGGTTTCATATTGTTTCCGCTGTTATTCATATTTTGTCCACCGCCTGGATTTGTATTCATCGCGGCAGGCGGATTTTGATTTTGGTTTGCCTTAGCAAAGTTATTGCTATTATTAAAAGATGCATCTTTTTGTTTTAAAGTTTGCTCTTTAATTATTTGAGTTGTTTCTTTTAATTTGCCAACGTCTATCTTTGCTATTTTATCAAGACTGTCTGCATAGGTTTTAAAGTGGTTTGAATCCTCAGCGCCAAAAGAATCCCAGGTCTTTACAAAACTACCCAAGTCTTTTGTAAAAGTACCAAATAATTTAGTAAACTTTTCAAACGGTGTAATAATATTTGTTAATTTTATTGTAGTTGATACGAACCCGGAATATTTCTTTAGCTTGTCGTTATTCATTGTGTTAAAAGAATCACCTAATTTAACAATGCTAGTTGCAAGGTTTGTAAAAACCGCTCCTATGTCGACCTTTATTGTTTGAGTTTTATCTAATTGCTCGATTATAGTTTTATAGTCTGTTGATATTTTAGCAAGGCTGGTTATAGTTTTTTCAAACTCAGGTATAAACTCAGTAGATGTTTCAAAAGCATCTTCGTTTTCTTCGATATAAGCAGCAAAATTAACTAACACTTGCGCTAAAGAGTTTGGACCTTGCAATAGAGCAGTTGCATTTTTATATGCTATAGGCATTGCGTCAGCAAATGATAAAACCTCCTTAAGCGCCAATTTCTTTCCGCCTTTACCGTCAGAAACAACTTCATTTATTGATACTTGCCCGCCGGCCATTTTTAGTATTGCATCAGCAATTTTTGATATTGGATCTCCTATTTTAGCAATCCCTTCAATACCCTGCGCGAGAAATCCGTCCGAAAATAATTTCCCTTCACTGTATTTCTTTCCAAAATCCACTAGCGGCTGAGCAATAGCTGTTAGTATTAAATCTGTATTGATTGCCGCCATTGCAAAATCAAGCGGTGTTAGCTTTCTTATACTTTTTGGCACCAATTTAGCCTTAGATGTTCCAGGATTAACCACTTCATATTCTACAACATTAAGATTTGCCATATTAGCAACACCGAATGCAATAGAAGATAATGCACTGCCTATCTTAGCTGCAGCTTCAATACCTTTGTTCATATAATCTGGGCCAATAGAAAATGGACCAAACCCAACAGAACCTGCATCTGACCACATTCCAAACATAGTAAGAGGCATAGCTAAAGCATTTAATATAGATGCAACATTAGGACCTACTTGCTGAATTTCAGCATCAGTTAATTTAACAACTCCTTTTGGCACAAGTTTGCCAGCGGCCTTGTCGTATACCATTTCAGTGAATGTAAGAGTTGCCATTGCTTTAACACCAGCAGCAAGAGAAACAAGAGCATTACCCATTTGTCCAATTAATGGGATTGCTGCCATTGCCTTAAATAATTGCATTGGTGATACGCCGTCAAGAGCATGAACAAATCCTTGTACAACAGAAGATATTGCTTTGCCAATTGAGTCACCATCCGCTTCTGTAAATTCTACAGCTTTAAAAGCTGCAAGTGCAATAGATAAGGTAATTATAGAAACTGAAGAAGCAATTAATCCAGCTGCGCCAATTGCCATAGGAACTGCTAATAGTGCTGCAAATGCTAGAGTATTACCAAGTTCTTTTATTGCATATGTGAGCTGATCTACAGTTTCCGGTTTAAGATCAGTTTTTGATAGAAGAAAAATAGCGCCAGCAAAAATTGCTAAAGATATAGCTAATACCCCTAAAACAACAGCGCCTATTGCAGCAAATGGTGCAACTGCTGGAGAACCTAATACAGCAGCGGCTATTCCTAAGCCTACTATAACAAGTGCTACAATTCCTAATTTTTCCAGTAAAGTTTGCGAGTCTACTGGAATTGCTGCTAATATAGCAAGAGTTCCTGCAAAGATTGCAAATGAAAATCCTAACGCAATTAAAATACCTGCGCCAGTTTCAGCTTGTTTACTTATGCTTCCCAATATAGCTGCAGCTAGACCTAGTCCTATAACTGCATACGCAACAACCTTTAGTTTTTCTAATAAAGTTTGTGAGTCTATAGGAATAAGTCCTATAATAAGAAGAGCTGCAGAAAATGCTATTGCTGCTATAGATAGTTTAAGAATTGCTTTAGCGCCTTGCTCTACTTTATCTTTACCCAATCCTAATATTAATGCAGCGCCGCCAACCAGAAGCATAGCTTTTGATAATGCTATTGCCCCAGTTACAATCTTCTCAGGGAAAAACCCTGCAACTATCATTGCAAGTGTAAACGGAATAATTGATTTAGATATTGCCTGTAATCCTCTTGCTCCTCTTTGTATGCCTGGTAAAGCTCCGCCTAGTAAACCAAAAACAAGCAGAGTTGCTCCAGCTGCTAATATAAAAGTTAATGTACCTAACGCAAATTTTTCCGCAAAGAACCCAATACCTATCATTGCAATTGCAAAAATTGCCACGCCCTTTATGATGGTTCCTAACGCAAAGTCTCCTACTTTTACCGCAGGCAATCCAGCAGCAGCTAATGAATATAAACCTAGAAGAGCAGTAGCTGCTAATATAAAAACTAGAGCACCAAATGCAAACTGCTGTGCAAAGAATCCAATGCCTATCATTGCAATTGCAAAAACTGCAGCACCTCTTACGATAGATCCCAGTGCAAGGTCTCCTAATTTTACCGCAGGTAAAGCTGCACCTAATAAACTAAAAACAAGTAATGTAGCTGACGCTGCTAATATAAAAACTAAAGTGCCTTTTGCAACTTTTTCTGACATAAACCCAATTCCGGCCATAGCAGTTCCAAAAATAGCTGCTGCTATTCCGATAGCTGTTATAGTTTTAATGCTTTGTTTACTATTTTTAACATTGTCTAAAGACTTCAGCACTTTAAAAGTTAGTGCAACTGTTAAACCAAAAAATACTGCGCCTGATAATGCTAATACTCCTATCATGCTATATGCAGCCATTGCTAGGCCAAATATAAGAGATCCCTTTGCAATATCATTAATAGTTTTTAAGGTTTCTTTGGCATCATCAGATAAAGTAGGCATACCTTTTAGTGTAAATAATAAGGTTCTTACAGTTGCTCCAAACAAAGCAGCTCCTAACAAGGCAGGTATACCATACAGGGCTGATTTAGCCATCTCTTTCATAAATCCTGCTGCACCGCTAACTAAGCTTCCTAAATTTTTATTTAGATCTTCAACATCAGACTGGTTTAACCCTGCACTTGCCTCCTTAACTGCAGTAGACATTTTAAGAATAAACATTGAAAGTTTATCGCCTGCGTTAGGATCAATTTTATTAACATTAACAATAAGATTACTTAAGGAACTTGATAAACCACCAATAACGGCAGCATCTTTACTTAGTGTAGAGTTGCTGCCGTTATTTGATGTACTTAGGCTTGAACCTTTTTTATTAGAGGCAGAGCCAGCTGCTAAATAAGATTCTATCCTTGCTGTTAGGGAAACTAATTGCCCAAGTCTTTCATTTGACTGGTTTGCTAATGACATTTATCATAAATACTTTTTTAGTCCCTGCATACGATTGTCTTAAAAGCCAGGTATTTTTGGGATATTCATTGCTGGCATATTGAAATTAGGCATACTGCTTTGCATTGATTTCATCATGTTTTTGGCAGATCCTAATTGGTCATCAGCATTATGTTCTTTTTCTTGGGCTGACCTTCTATTTTCTTCTTCTTCATTATACTTCTTTAGATTTTCCATTAAATATTCTGCGCGATAAAATTCCATTTTTTCCAGCTCAGAAGGTTGTAAACGTAAAACTTTAAGAAGTATAAACTCAGCATCAAACCAATTCGTCAAAGATATCTGAAATAAGGAAAATAGTTTTGATTCCCCCTTGAAAGTTTAGCGATGTTGTAGCTTCTCCCCCACCAGAAGTTTGATACTTAATAGTTGGATTAATGCTAGATGCTAACAGCTCAACTAATTTATCAATTACTGATATTTTTGTTAGGCTCCAGGTAAATGAATCTTGTACTGCCTTATCGTATGAGTTTTGGTTTAGGGTTTTCCAATCACCAAAACAATACGGCGCGTACTTAATAAAGGTTTTATCAAAGTTTTGGTTTGCCTGCTGCTTTTGTTTGATGTAGTTTTTAATAAACGACATAACCCCTAATGAAGGCAAAAATATTTTAAATTTTTCACCGTTTTTCATTACTATATCAAAGCATTGCTCATCTTGCTTATAGTAATTCATTAACTTTGGATCTGGATTAAAATAATCCAAAGAGTCCTTTGTTACTTCTACTTTTTGCTCTGAACCGTCTTCGTCAAACGCAGATACATATAAACGATTTTCGCCGTTCTTAAATGTATAATCCCTAATCGCAAAAATTAGATAGAAACGATCAATTTCTTTAATATCTTTATAGCTGCCTGGCTTACCAGGTATTTTAATTCTGCAACATTTCTCAATAATAAAATTAAGCATATCGTCTAGACTTAATAAATCATTTTCATCTATAGTTGACCAATGACGAATTTCAGAAACAGTAGCTGCTCTTATTGCTATTTGTGTATCACTTGCATAAAACATTCCTTGTGAAGGCAAAGAGTCTAAAGGCAAATTTTTCCAACCAACTTCTGCAGCAAGAATATCATTGCTATCTTCGTATTCTTGAAATTTTTGAGCCCTGCCAATTGACACAGGATTACTTACTGGAGTCTGTGCAGCGTTTTCTTGGGATTGCACCAATAGTTGCGCTTCTTTTTCTAGATCTTGTATAAGATTTTTATTTTCTTCCATGAGAATTTATTTATTTTAATATATATCTCACACCTATATTAGTTCTTGATATTTTAAGAAAAAAAACAGGACATAAGTCCTGTTTTTAAATTACTAATAAACTGTAACAAAATATTAAAGAATAGTTTCTTCCCAGTAGTCAGCACGTAATGTAAATCCAGTTATTCTGTAGATATCGTTACTTGCAAAATCTGATTCAATTGCGGTAAGTGGCGTTGTAGGGAATACAACCGGCGCTTTAACTTGACGGAAGATATCGCCTTGCTTATTAAAATAATTAATAATTAAAGGTCCACCTGCGTAATCCTTCTTAAGACCCATACGTCCATTTAACGGATCATATATTAAGTCACACCATTTACGCAATGCCTTGTATACATACATTGAGTTGCTGTCGTCCAAGTTAACCTCAAAGTCTATAACAACATTCATAGTGGTATCATCTACAACACCGCCAGAAAATGAACGTGTTGCTGACTTATATTTTTGGATAACTGGCGCTGGTACTTTGTTAGTGTCGACACCGGAAACCTTTGTGACGTTTTCCATTACTAGAGTCCATCCAGTAACAGCCGGCGGCGGCGTAAGAAGAATTTCAAACTGTGATAAGTACACAGGTTCAAATTTTTGCATTGCCGCCTTTGAATTTCTATAATGTGGAAGTCCTGCCATTGTTATTATTTATTTTTATTTTTCTGTATTATTTTTAGATTAAGCTGCTGTGAAACCGCCTGAACTAATTGTACCAGTCTTTAAGATTGTAATACGATTAATAAATTTCTGTATACCACGAGATGGTTCAATTGCAATATCTAGGATACCAAAGTTTTGGTCAATAATAGCATCTGTATTATTTGTATCATCCATGATAACAGCGTAATTGTATACACCACCTGCGTTTCTAACAGTATCAAGATAAGTTTCTACAATTGAGCGAATCTCAAGACGAGTTGATGCATCGTTAAATTCAAATAGATAGTTACCTAATATTTCCTCAACAGCATCTTCAACTGTAATAAGAAGGTCTCTAACGTGAAGATTGTTAAACGCTGATAAGGTTCTTTGATATGCAGTTTGGTTTGCAAAAATCATTGGCCCTACGTTCTTAACAGTAACAATTGGATTAATACCAGCTGGTTCTAATGATTCTCTGTCTCTAAGTAGGAAATCATATTCCATTTTTACAAACTTTGGATTTGATATAACACCACGTCTAGGTCCTGCAACAATTGCAAAAGGTTCACCGTTTACAAACTTACGAATAAAATTATTTGATACGTCAGCTGCAGGTGGAATACTAATATTTTTGTTGTTTTCACGAACAATAACATTTGGTGAAAATACCCCAATAAATTTAGCGCCTTGATCTTCGCTAGGTAAACCCCAAGTATATGATGGTCCTAGAGAAAGATTGCCACCTTCTGCGATATAAGCAGTGTTTAATACAGGTTTTGGATTTCCAGCTGCTGCATCAGGTTGCTCAGTAAATCTTGGATCTGTTGAGTTAGTAAATTCTGCAATAGACGGAGCATTTAGCAACGCCAGGCATTTCTGACGATTCATTGCTAATCGGCTTAAGTATTGCTTAGGACCCATACCAGGTAAAAGACCACCGTTAAATGTATCTACAATATATCTAAATTGAATTACATCCTTATCAGCTAATGTAGTTGATAAATTAGTGTTTTCAAGAACGCCATAGATTTTTTCAAGCTGCGCTGGAGTTCCAGGCAAATGATAATCGGTTAACTTAAACCCTGATAGGTTAGTAAATTGGTAACGATCACAGAACAATTCAATTGGAGAAAACTTAGTAATTCTTGGAGTGCCTGTAGAGTTATCAACTCCAGGAGTTACAAGAACCGTGTATTCATAAAATGGTAGGCCAGTTAATGTATCTAATTTTTTAACCTTGGTTATTATTCTAGTAAGTGTAGGGTTAGAAACATTATCATTTTTAACATAGTCGCCAACATTTAATTTTGCTGAATTAGTTAAATTAAGTTTAAATTTCTTTCCTCCTCCATAAATACCAGGAGACTCTATATCAATCTGCTCACTGATATTTTTAGCAAGAGAAGAATATACTGCAACATCGTTTGTCGTTGCATTATTACCATCGGTGTATACTGTGCTATCTATGTATGTATTATTTACATCAGCAAAAGTAGTATCAGCTGGAGTTATTAGTGTGTCAGATGTATATTGCTCAACGCTAACGCCATTTAAGCCATAAGCAATTAAACTATAAGGATCTGTACCACGACTAATACCAGGAGTGACATTAATGTAATTAAATTGAGAAGAACCTGAACCATATTTAATTCTATCGCCATCAATTACAAGGTTTGAAGATATGTTAGTTGCAAGTTTGTTTCCTGGATAAGCTTCAAATGTAGCAAGAGAAGCAATACTAGCTAATCCGGCAGCCGCTGTAAGATTGTATGTAGTTGCGTTAATAGTTGAAGCTGTATTACCAATTAATCCATAAAAATTCTGGCCGCCTGGTAAAGTAACTTTAACATTTCCTGTTATTCCATTAAACGGGTTAACTGTTCCAGTATTAGAAATTCTACAAGATCCTAATGCAGCGCCAGACAAAGCGTAAGCGCCAGTAGAACCTGAGAATAAATACCATGTACCAGCAATAGCTGTTGAATAATCAGCTCCATTGTACAATTGTACTTGGTTGGCAGTTGCTTCGTATGCTGTTGTTTGGCCTAAGCCTTTAACTTTTGAATACAATAAGTTTGGAGTTAATACATAACTAAACCCAGTTGCTCCTACGCCTACTCTAGGAACTAGAGAACTTGCGGTTGCCCCTGCAGTTTTAAGCAATGTAATGTTAATATCAGAAGGCTGCTGATACGAAGAGAATTCAGTAGCACTAAATCCAACAGCACCATATTTGTCAAGGAATTTAGATGCAGGATTTGCGCCAGCTATGTTTCCTGTGCCTTTAACTGTGATTGTAGTAACTCCGCCAGCACTTGCTGCACCGCTAACGCCAAAATACTTAGCATAGCCAGGCGCCTCAATTAAAATAATATCGCCAGCAGCAACAGCAGTTGCCCCGCCAGTAGGGAAATCTGTTACTGCAATTACGTTAGCTGTGCTTGGGACTGAATTAGCCGCTGTTGTATTAATAGTTCCATTCCAATATCCCGTTGCAGAGGTATAGCTCACATTACTTTGTAAAGGGTTACTTAATTTTATTTCTAAAGAACTTCCTGTGTCTACTATATTGTCAACTTTAACAAAATCAGTAGGCATCATTGAATTTAAAAATGTACTAGTACCTTCAGTTTTGATTAAAGAATTTGTTGTAAGCGATGTAACTAATGCATTATACATTGCTACTGTAAAAGTAGTGTCAGACGGATACGGTTTAGGTATTACTAAAACGTTATTAAATTTGCCAGAGTCTCCACCGTACGGATACGATTTAAAATAAACTATTGGTGAAGTAGCTGAAGTTGTTTGCGTTGTTGCAGTTAAGGTCTTTAAACCGGTTGCAGTTAATGTAGCCTTGATTGGTGTATTGTATGATAAAAAATCAATAATATCATCAGTTGTATCAATTAAGCTGTTTCCAAGCATATCAACTTTATACTTAGAATTTACGTAATCGTCAAACTTTTCTTTGTTTAGATTACAGAAAATACCAGTTATTGCAACTGCTGAGTTTACAATTACATCGATAGATTGGTTTGACCCGTTGTTATCAATAAAATCAGGTATAATTGCTCCAGTGAATGAAGCGGTTAATGTTACATCATTAAGACCTAAGAATTCAAAGAACTTACTTTTAATAACTCCTCTTAAATCAAAATATTTTGAATATAGAGGGTCCTGTGAAAGCGCTCTAAGATTTGTCCAATCGCCTTTTACTACATAAATGTCTACAAAATAATCTGACACATAATCAGTTGGATTAATGTAAGCAGGAACATTGCCTCTACCATAATAATCGTTAGCTGTAACATTATATAATGAAGCGTTTTCTGACTTGCGAATAATTATACTTTGTACTTCTTGACCAAGATTAACAAAGTTAAATAAACGGCCGGCATCAACTGGCTTATTATCTACAGTTGCTTGTAAATAAGCTTCATCTGGGAACCAAAAACGTTCTTTATTGTAGAATGATGAAAGCAATGCTTTGCTAACTAAACCGTTAGATTCGTTTGCCGCCAGTCCAAATGAACGATAATCTACTGCATCGCCCCCTTCATTTACTGGTGCATTATTTAGTGGTAATAAATTTAAACCAAATACCGGTGCTGTTTGTAAACATGTTTCTAATGCTCTGTGAAAAAATGATCCACGGGTTTCAAGAAAATTATCAACTCCGCCAAATACTTTACGTGAAGTTGATACATCGCGTAAAAATACAGGAGCGTTGAAAGGTCCTTTTCTAGAAAAACCTACAACTAGACGTATGGTCTGCGTAGATACAACAATTCTTTCTGAAGCATCAAACTCAATAGTGTAGACACCAGAGGCTTTAAACCTGTTAAGATCAAGTGTGATTTTAGCCATTCTGCTTTTTAGTTATTTTTCTTTTTATATTTTATTTACTTTATATATCTATGAAAATAATCATAGTTTTTGCAATAATGTGTTATCTATTATAGCTTGACTTAAAATTTGAATTTTGTGGAAATCCTTCTTTTTCCATGTTTCCTATAACTTTAAAAATTTCAGTATAGTCAGAATCGCTTTCTTCACCAACCAACATTTGGTTTTCTATTGCAGTTTTATATTTTTGCGGTATGTCATCGTATATTTCCTCAATTATATAGTTAAAGTCTTCATTATTATATAGAGCAACTAAATTAACACAAGACATTGCAATATCGTCATTTGCCAATTGAGATTCGTATCGTCCAACTGAATTAATACCAAAAGAAGCCAATTCATCAAATGTCCTAGACTCATTTACTATTAGTTTTTTGTTACGAACCAGGTTTCTTAATTCACGGCAATATATTTCTCGGTTATCTTTTTGGATCTTAACTCCTAACTTTAGACTATCATTTGCAATTGAATGTTTTGTATGCAAGAAAATTTCCGGATAAAAGTCGCGGTTCTTTGACAGCTTTTCATACACTAAATTTCCTTTGTAATTTATCTCAAGAACGATCTTACATTGCTCAGGCAAAAAAAGATCAAATACAAGTAACTCAAGTACTTTTGATAATTCTTCAACTGAATGAGTGTTAGATCTAAATAGCCCTACTTGGTTTAGCCTAAAGAAACTTGATTCGTCTTCATAATTTTTAATGCTTCTTATAGATGCTACAGATTGCGGTATTACATTAAATATATTAATAATTGAATAATCCCGGCCAACTCCGTCTCCAATGTCTACAGCAAATACAAAATGATCTGTCTTTTGTGTATCACCTGGGTCAAAAGAAGGCAGCCACTTTAGGCAATTATTTTCATTTGGATAATCTAAAAATGTATCGGTTTCTTTACATACAAATTCTTTGCACACTCTTTTCATCAGCATTAGAGTATTTGAATCAAATAAAAGTCTTGAAGACGCTAAGAATTGGTTTCCGTATTCTTGGTTAAATAATTCTTCTGAACCTAAATTTGCAATTTCTCTCTGTTTCCAATCCTCATCTCTGCCAGGAACCTGCCACCAGTCAACACGGATAGGAGCATAATTGTTTCTCTTTTCTATTGCACCACTATATATTTCATAAAAGAGATTCATTCCATTTGGTGTGGAACAAATAATCATTCTTGATACTTGTGATGAAGATAACGTTGGATATATTGATCGGTAGAACGGCAATAAGAAGTTAGGGTGAATATGCGCAAACTCATCAGCAAACAATAAATGTATTGTAAAACCAATAGCAGCTGTTTTTGTTGTTGCTTGAGAAAATAGACGGCAGCCGTTATCAAATCTCATACCAGTTACGCCGCCTGCTGAGATACCAGGCTTCATAAAAAACGGAAGGTTCTTTAGAACCGTTCTAATTTTATCTACAATTTCGCTGGTTGTTTGCAGCTTATTTGCCACAACCATGATATTTCTATCGCTGTGAAAACAAAGATACCAAGCAATGAAGATGGAAGAAGTCACCGTCTTACCAATTTGCCGGCTGGCAAGCATAACAACGAATCGGTTATCTTGGAAAGCAGATAGCATTTCTTCTTGGTACGGCCGCAGTTCAATTTTACGAATACCTTCGTCTGTCATTGAAAAACAATAGTTATTACCAAAATAAACCACATCCGATGCGCATCTAGCCAATTCTTCAAGCTCTTCCTTTGTGTATTCATACACAATATCAGGCGCCTTCATGTCAATTTTGCCGTCAAAAAATGGAGAATAGTCAGCAATTAGTCCACGCTCTATTTTATCAATCTCTTCTGTGATCTTTTTGCTATTCCAAATTTTCCCTCTACTTGACATCTTGGTTTATCTTTATTTCGTTTGGATTTGCACTAGCACGCTTTTCAGCAACAGCTTCTCTTAAAGTTTCAATTAGTTGGCGGGTGCCTCTCATTTGATAATTAGCGTTTGGATCGTTGCCATAATCAGATTCTTCAATTTGTTTAGGCTCATCTGATTTTTTAACCCTATAGTCTTCTTTTAAACTTTTGTAGTTGTTTTCCATAACAACCATAAAATGCTGAAACTGTTTTACAATATCCATTTTAGATCTTTGTAATGCAGACAAAACTTCAAAAGTTCTTGGGCTTAAATTTCCGTTGTCAATATCTTCAAGTATTTTAATAATTGCATGTTCTGCAGTTTTCATTTGAAACAGCAAATTAGACAATGTTATTTTGTCTACGGTAATCTTTTGCTTAATATATTCAATCTCATCAACAATATCAGCAGTCAGATAAAACACTGATATTGAATTAACAATATGGTCAGCGTTGTTATCAGAATACGCCTTAACTTTTACGTAGTCCATAAAAGTTGTATTGGGCGCAGGTATATTTTTTATGCTTTCAATATCAAATATTAAATTGTCATCAATCCCATCGGATAGCATTGTTTCAAGTTCGTCCTTGATTGCCATCTCCCTTTTTTTCTCTTCTGGTATTTTTCTCATAAGTTATTTAGTTTGTCCAATCCACGGTAATACTAGTCTTTGCGTTGCATTGTCAATAATAGTTGCAAATTCAGCATCTTGAGAAATAGTTTGATTTAAAATTATAGATTGCTTGCTCTGCTCTGTTTCTATTTTATCAAATAAACGAAGATTTGTTATTGCTAAATTTGATGCAACTAACGCGTAATTATACGTTGTGTTTGACCTGTCAATTTGTGTAATGCTTGCAGTATTTGAATATATATTCTCCAATTCAGTTGTCGCAATTGGCTGAGGCGTTAGCTCATTCCACTTCCTAACCCATAAATCAACTGTTAATTGACGATAAAAATTTGATATGTTTACAAATATAGCATACCAATAATCTTCCACTAAATTGGTTGGGAGAATATTAATAGTTTCCTTTTGCGCGTCTTTAAAAACAATATATCGGCTGGCAAATATTGATAGTCTCCAACCCTTATTTTCTCTGTAACCATCAAATAAGATTTGTTCATTAATTAATTCAGCAGCGCACCCAGTTAATAAGTTTACCCAGCCGCTGTAATATACATCTAAATACGCAATTATTTCGTTACTTACATTTATTACGTATTCTTCATAATTATTAGTAAGCGTCCTTGATGCAATTGTGCCAAATAGAGCTAATCCGTTAAACCTTGTAATTTTAATAAGTTGCCCAACAGCATAATTTCTCTTTAATGTTATTCTAAATGTTATTGGAGTAGTTTGTGCACCTGCTGCACCCCTTGATAAAGAAATAAGATTATCTTTATATACTGTGTTAATTGGTTTTAATTCTTTAAACCACATGCACAATGATTTGTCATCGCTCGCTGGGAAATTAACAGCAGACTTATATTCAATTGCAGTTAATTGCGTTGGAAGTTTTGCGTTATAGATAGAACGTAAATCGTATTGCGTCTCTGATAAAATAATTGAATAATTTTCAACCTTTGTGTTTGATATTATTAGGCTATCATTAATATTTAAACGAATAGGGTCATACTTATTTGAACCAATCTTTGGATCAAATTGCTGTGGGTCTGTTAAATTAATAGAGTTTAATTCCACTTCCTCTCCAAACTGCTCTTCTGCATCAAATGACATAATGTCAAGCTGCTCTCGTAAATCTTGAGGCTCATATCTGTTAGACTTAGGTGCATATTTTTGCAGGTTTATTTTCCAGTAAACCTCTTTTTGCATTATGCCTTTAAATAAATATGAGCTCTCTATTTCATATATCCTATTGGTTAATGGGAAATAGATGATGTCTCTTTTTTGCGGCCCAGTACCTATACCAAATAGCTCTTCATAATACTCCTTGACAATATGACATTCAAATGGCATTTCAAAGTCAAGACCCATTGGGTTAAAAGAAATTTGGTTATCAGGGAATTCATTTTTTGGCACCATCACCTTAATACACTTAGGATCGTCAACATCATATAACGTCCATTCATGTAGAGTAACGTCTCTTCCAACTGCCATAGGAACAGCTCTTGCATACATAACGTCGTGCCCAAACATTTGGTTAACGGTGTATGCTAAATTTTTATATAAAACAATAGCAGGGTTAACTGCATACGGCCTAAAAGTAAAATTTTCAATTTTGGTTAGATTACTTACGTTTCCATTTTCGGAAACTAGCATAGCTGGCGTAAACCCTAAATACGGATCCTTTGCGTCAGCTGACTGCGTATACTTTATATTAATGCTATTGATTGTAATTGGGCTGCCTGATATTAGCGTAATTCTAAAATCAACAAACAAATCATTTTCTGCATTAAGAATTACATTTTGCAAATTTTCATCTGTTAAAAGAACCCATGATGCCCTAACCCTATTTGTTGTGCCCCATCTAAATTCTTTCTTATATACGCCAGTACCCGTAATGTCTTGAACCCACCCGGTTAGGCCGGTCACAAAGTAAAATGGCTTATCTTGTGTTATCTTAACAAAGTCGCCAGACTGCGATAATATTGCCAGCATATTATGTCTATGAGTTTTTTTATATATCTTATAGACAATATGGTATATATGCTGAACCCCTCTATTGCAATACTAAAACCTCAAACTGCTTAACCTCATTGATAAAATCATCACCTAGCAGTCTAAGAGACTCTGTAAATTCTCTTCTTGAGATTTGAAATTTAGAGCAATACAAATTAATAGTGGTATCAGAAAAAATATCTTTTGCTTTTTTGTCAGCCTTTCCCTTTGCAGTTTTTACATACATCCAGCCAGGGGTTCTGCTATACTTATTACTTAGCAGATAATGCCAAAAAGTTACTGCTTGCGCTGGATTAATTTTAATATGATTAAAATATGAAGCTTGCACTGGAAACTGTATGCTGCAAAATCTGTTCAGCATAAAAAAATGTTTACTTCGCTCGTGCATTTTAATTTTATGAAAAACATCAGGTTTTTTAAACATGCTGTCAATAAATTCAAAGAGCTCCATATTTTTATCTTTTTTGGTTTATTATATTATTCAGCGTAAACAAATAGTTTTCCCTTTTGCTTAATTAAAAACTAAAGGATTTAAAAATATCTGACTCAAATGATTTGCTACTCTCAAAAAATCTAGTCTCTCCTATAAAAAATGCCATGTCATAAGTATTGGCTGATAAATTTGTATTAGCGTCTCGTTGAAAAGATGCCTTAAATTTGTCTTGTATGTCAGCTGGTATTATTCTTTCGTCTAAATAAACTAAAAGCAAATTTCTATCTAGCCTTTCTTTAATTATTTCGTAAGGTGCTTTTTTATTGCATACCGTTAACATGCAGTCTACAACCTCAGCGGCTCTGCTTGGTAAATCATATACATCTGTTAACCGGTTTTTAAGATTAAGTATTTCGTAAATCCTGCTGGCTTTTGATGGGGATAACTTAAACGTTTTACCTTTGTTTTCCCATGTCCATATAGGAGGAACTGCATCACCTGCATCACCGATAATTACCTTTTCAAATATAAGATACGCTGGATCAATCTCTTGAATATCTATTGATTTTAAAGCCTCAGCAATTAAGTCCTTTCCTCTATTCATAAAGGTTGACGCGTCAAATAAATTGTACTCATTAGTGTTTACCCATTTTGTAAATCCCATTGGTGCCACAATTTTACGCGTTTTTGAGTTGGGATTATACACCACCACAAAGTTATCCCCGTTAAACTTAACGCATTGCGTTAAATCTTTATCACCTGTGACTATTACTGCGTCTTCTCCATTATTAAATAAGGTAGCCGCCCAAAGATGCATTAAGTCATCACCCTCTGCACGGTCTTCTTTAGATACTATAATACCTTTCTTTTGTAATATTTCGCCAAATTCATGCAGTAGGCTATAAAACATATCCCAGTCAACAGCAGTTTCATCCTTAACCCGGGTTCCTTTGTATGCCCCGTCTTCAATTTGAATATCCTTTCTCCAGGATTTTGAGTCAATTGTAAAAATTATTTTGCTAGGGTTGCCAAACGTACGTATAACGTGAGACATATCCGTTGCAATTTTTCGCATAAACATTGCTTGATCCTTTTCGCTATCCAATAAACGTTTACCTGATGAGTAGCCGCTAAATATGTAAAGAGTCTTGTAGAATAAGTAGTTTCCGTCAATGATTAATGATAATCCCATCTGTATGTTTTGTTTTTGGTTTAGCTTTATATAAATATAACTATAAAATTTGCATTATGCAAATTTTTAGCTGAAAAGTTATTAACAAAATAGCTTAGCCTATGCTGCGTTAGCTTCTTGTGTTTCAGGTTTTAAGTCCAGCGCGTAACGGCCATTTTCTTTATCCTGGTTTTCTGTTTTTTTGTTGTATTTATTGCGTATTTCGGTTAAGAAAAATTTGCCTTGCGACTCTGCATTACAAAATGCATGATAAGTTTCTTCGCTGAGCCCTTTATACAAATATTGCTCGCCGTTATTAAAAGTAATAACAAACTCAAGCGTGTCTGGTGTGTATTCTGTTTCTTTAATAAGAGAAGACTTCCATTCTAAAATTTCTGATGTGTATAGTTCCATGTTTGTTTTTAATATTAAGAGTTTAAGATCATTTGAATTTCGTAAGCAGCTGCAATCATTGAGATAGCTGGATCTATTACATGTATACGTTGCGCTTGGTAATGCGCTACTTTAATTATTATTTGCGGAATCTTGCCCGTCTTGTTTGCGTGATTTTCTTTAATGTATTCTGGCAGCTCATGCCCTAACGAATGCAAAACATCATCTACCTTGTTTACATAGTTTGTCATTAAAAATTTATAGTTTTCTTGAGGAT